ACTGGGCGCAAATCGCGGCACAAAATCCGCAACTGCAGGCATTGCAAGGCATTTCCATCGACAGCGGTTTGAAACAGGCGTTTTTTACCTGCCAAAGACCCGTCGAAGAAGACTTTGCGGGCATCATCGTTTGGGTTTCTGAAAACGCAGCCGTACCGACCATAGACGCAAACAAAGTCTATGACGGTGCGGAAACGTTTGTAACCATTGCAAAATGCAACGGCAGCCCGCTGGAGAAAGGAAAGACCTATCATCTACGCGCGGCGGGCTATGACAGTTTCGGTAAAGACGGTCTGAAAATCAGTAACAGCGTGTCGTTTACCGTTTACGATGTTTCGACAAACGACCTGTCAGAAAGCAATCTAAACAAGGCTTTGCGTGACAAACTTGCCCTGATAGACGGCAATGGTGCGGGAAGTGTGAACGAACGAATCGCAGCCGAAGCACAGGCACGGGCTGCTGTTGCGAGAGCAGCGGAAGACGCGAAAGCCGCAGCGAAGAAAGCCGCAGACGACCTGACTGCAAAAGCCGGCGAACTTGGCAACAAGATAACGGCTGTCGAGCGAGTGAATAACGAGCAGGCGCAACAAATCAGGACGGTTACGGCAGCACAAGGCACGACCGCCGCAGGCTTGGAGGTTGAAAAGAAAGCACGGGCAGACGGCGACAGGGCGGAAGCTGCGGCGCGTGAAACGTTGGCGGGTCGTGTATCTGCGGCTGAGGGTAACATCACGCGCGAAACGCAGGCGCGGGTTACAGCCATCAACGCCCAAACTGCCGCGACAGAGGCTTTGAAAACGCGGGTCGGCAATGCCGAAGGCAGTATCACGGCATTGCGCGAAACCGTTAATCAGAAAGACAGTGCAAGGGCTTCGGAAATCCAAACACTAACCGCGAAGATTGACGGTGTTTCGGTTGGTGGGCGCAACTACGCCCTATCGACAGGAACGCCCGGTAAAGTGCTGACCGTGAGCGGGAATAATCAGACTAAAAACGTCACAATCGACGTTTCGTCTGCTTTGGAACTGAAGCAAGGCGATAATCTGATTATCTCGTGCGACATTGAACTGACAAACGCTACATCGCCATACGGCAAACCATATCCACGAATCGGCGCGGAATTTTCCGTGACCTATGCCGACAACTCAATCGGTTATTTTGCTGCATGGTACGAAGAGGCGATAAACGGCACGACCAAAACGCTGAAGCAGCGGCTTGTTGCCAAACACACGGTCGCAAAAGAGGTTAAGGCACTGCGTAACATCATCGTTCAGGCACGATACCAAACATCGGAATCCATCAAGGTTTCCAATGTGAAGCTGGAGCGCGGAACGGTGGCAACCGATTGGACGCCCGCCCCTGAGGACAACGATGGCTTGCAGGAAATCCGCAGCACGGTTCAGGTAGTTCAGACGACCTTAACCAAAGCAACAGGTGACATCAAATCGCTTGGCGAACGTATCACGACGGTACAGTCAACCGCCGACGGCAACAAAGCGACGGTACAAGCCCACTCACGCAGTATCAACGGCTTGGAGGCGCAATACACTGTTAAGGTTGACGTTAACGGCAAGGTATCAGGCTACGGCTTGGCAACCACACCGAAAAACGGCACGCCTGAAAGTAAGTTCATCGTGAACGCCGACCGCTTCGGTGTCGGTGCGACCGGGAAAGCTGATATCTTCCCGTTTACGGTAGATACACGGCAAAACCGCGTCGGCGTGAATGGCGAACTGGTGGTAAACGGTAAGGCGATTGTCGATAGGTTGAACGCTGGGGATATTCACGGCGACAAAATCACGGCAAACACGCTGAACGCAAACCGCCTGACCGCTGGAAGCGTAACCGCGCGTGAGATGGCGGCGGGTAGTATCACGGCTGAAAAGCTGGCGGCAAACGCTGTTACAGCCGATAAACTTAAAGCAGGTTCAATCACGTCTGACAAGCTAGCAGTTAGAACCTTATCTGCCGTAAGTAGTGATTTGGGCGATATAAACGCGGGCAACATCAATATCGGTAACGGTGCTTTTACTGTTTCGAGGGATGGCGATTTATATGCAAAAAACGGGCGTTTTGAGGGAACGATTTATGCGGATAAAATCGAAGGAGATGTTTTGAAGTTCCTGCCGTTTCAGAAGACGGGGGTGGGGCGATACTTTTTGCGTTACCACAATAAAAGCAAAAAGAATATTATTCTATCGTTTCAAAACTTATCTTTCACAACGCCTAACAGTAAATCAAGTTATTGGGTAGTGATTAAAGTTAATGGATATGTCGCCATTAATAAAGAGTGTTGGTCTGTGTTTTCGTACGTTGACGGAGATAAGCGTGAGCATTACCGAGGCTTGTTTTACAACATTCCGTATCTATCAGTCATTTCCCCTGGGGATGTTGCGAATATTGTAATCGAGATAGACCACGAAACCACATATAGACTACCAGTAGAACTTGAAAGCACGCCATACGTCCTTGTGGCTATGGGTTAACCTTATAGGAGTTTATTATGAAAAAAGTTATTGCAATTAACCATGAAATCGAAGACGAAAGCACAGGAGCAGTCGCAAGCTACCATGTGATTGAGTATGTCAGTATTGATTACAAATACGGCAATGCGACAGCAACCTTAAACGGCTATGTGTCCCAAAAGGCGCATGAAGCGGGTCGAAATCCGCTTTGTTCGCATTCTATTACTGTTGAAGCCCTGCCTGATGATGAGGAAGTGTCCCGCGCTTGGCTGTATCAGAAAGTAGCTGAACAAGGGAATGAACAAAGCGTCTTTTCAGGTGCCGAGTTGATTGAAGCCTAATCTAAATTTGAAAACACGCC